GGCGGCGGCACCCCTAAGCCAAGCTGGGTCTATATGGACGAATTTGGAGAATGGCACCGGGCCTATCCGCAAAAGCCGAGGCCATTTTTGGTGCCAGCAATCAGGGACAACAAAGAGGAATTTAGGGGCAAATTGATAGATTCGCTTGAAAATGCGTGAGGGATTGTATGGATGAGCGGATGATTGAGAAGATCAGGGTTATTCTTGCCAAAGGCGACCGGGTGGAATTGATACCCGTTAAGGACGGGGTGAGGGTTATCCGGGTGAAGCGGGAGGTTGTCAAAGAAGAATGAGCGGTTGGTGGGAGGATTTTGTTGAACGTGAGAACAAAAGAAGAATAGACGAAATCAAAAGAGAAAGTGAAGAATTGAAAGCAAAAATTACGCAAAAAGCGGCAGAATCGCATCTTGAGTATGTAGCCTCAATTTATAAACCGTATGCCGGGAAGTGTCCGGACGATTGCAACTGAATATCATCCCGCTTCTAAGCGTTGGAGCGGAAGAACCGAGCGTGGTTGAACTTGTAAGGATCTCTTACAGGTTGACCACGCTTTTTATTTTGGTGAAACCCGCAAAGAAATGCGGATTTTATACAACGTTCGTCCCCGAGGTACAGGGGCCAAAGAAAAGGAGAACGAAAAATGGCACTCACAAGAAAATCTTTGAAGGCGATGGGCCTCACCGACGAACAGGTGGACTCCATCATCGAAATGCACTCCGAGACCGTGGACGGTCTGAAGGCGGATGTGCAGAAGTTCAAGGGCGACGCGGAGAAGCTGCCCGGCATCCAGAAGGAGTTGGATGAGCTGAAAGCCAAAGGCGACGGCGGCTGGGAGAAGAAGGCCAAGGACTTCGAGAAGAAGTACAACGACTTGGTCTCCGACAACACCGCCAAAGCCGCCCAGGCGGCAAAGGAAAAGGCCGTCCGGGCGTTTTACCAGAGCAAGAACATCACCGGCGACAACTTGGAGATCGCCATGCTCAGCAGCGGAGAGACCATGAAGGGCCTGGAGATGGACGGGGAGAAGATCAAGGACACCGCCGCCCTGGACGCTCTGGTGGGCGGGACGCTGGCGAAGCTGGTGACCACCACCAAAGTCACCGGGGCCAACACCGAGACGCCCCCGCCGGGTGCGTCCAAAAAGACCTATACCACGGCGGATATCGCCAAGATGTCCACCGCAGAGATCAACCAAAATTGGGATGATATCAAAGCATCCCTGAAAACAAATGGAGGCTAATTAAATGGCTATTTCTACCTTTATCCCCCAGCTGTGGAGCGCACGGCTGCTGTACAACCTGGACAAGTCCCACGTGGCGACCAACTTCGTCAACCGCAACTATGAGGGCATGATCAAGAACCAGGGCGACACCGTGAAGATCAATTCCATCGGTGCCATCAACGTGTTCGACTACACCCGGAACACCGACATGGACGAGCCGCAGGTGCTGGAGACCACCGAGCAGACCCTGGTGGTGAACCAGGCGAAGGCGTTCAACTTTGCCGTGGACGATGTGGACAAGGTCCAGGCCGCGGGCGACCTGATGGACACCGCTATGGGCCGGGCTGCCTATGCCCTTAACGATGTTTCCGACGCGTTTCTCCTGGGCGTTATCGCCGCCGGCGCTGCCGCCGACAACACCATTTCCAGCGTGAAGCTCACCAGCTCCAACGTGTATGAAAACATGGTGGCCCTGCGGACCAAGCTGGACAAGGCCAACGTGCCCGCGGCGGGCCGGTCCGTGGTGGTCCCCCCCGAGGTCTACGCCCTGCTGCTGATGGACGACCGCTTTGTCAAGGCCAGCGACGGCGGCACCGCCAACGCTGTGCTGCTGAACGGAGAGGTGGGCCGCGTGGCGGGCTTTACCGTGTACATGAGCAACAATGTGGTCAACTCCAGCGGCACCTACACCATCACCGCCCAGGTCCCCTATGCCACCACCTACGCCGAGCAGATCGTTTCTACCGAGGCCTACCGCATGGAGAAGCGTTTCTCCGACGCCGTGAAGGGCCTCCACGTGTACGGCGCGAAGGTCACCGACGGCAACGCCATTGCCGCTTTGAAGTGCACCGTCTGATGAAGCTGGAAAAGGCTGGGGATGTGGTCGAGCTGTCCAACCAGGGCCACATTGACGCCTATAAACAGGCTGGGTGGACGGAGTACACAGAGCCAAAGAAAACGCCCAAGAAGGGCGAATGACAGGAGGGCGGCGTGATGCTGGAACAGGTCTTGCGGCATATCAACAACTTCTTCGAGGTGGATATGCGCCACGGGGAGTACACCGTGGAGGACGGGAGCGTCACGCTGCCCTTCCTCCAAGAGGGCCAGTATTTCCGGATCGTGGGCAGCGTTTTCAACGATGGGGTGTACCAGTACCCGGCGAGCGGGCTGACGGATGAGACGTTCGACGGCTCTGTCTGGGCGCTGGCTGTCCCGAAAGAGGTGCTGGAGCTGGCGGAGGAGATCAAGGGCTGGCAGGAGAAGTATGGGGATGTTTCCACATCCCCCTATACCAACGAGAGCTTCGGCGGCTACAGCTACACCAAAGCGGCCAATGAGGCCACCGGGAGCGGGGCCACCTGGCAGGGGCAGTTCCGAAGCCGGTTGAACACATGGAGGAAGATATGAGCCTACTGGACGAATGGAAGGAAACCTGCGTGCTGATGGAGCGCACCCGTACCCCAGACGGAGCGGGAGGGTTTGAAGTGGCCTGGACAGAGGGGGCGGAGTTTCTCGCCGCTATCGTCCTTGCCAGCAGCATGGAGGCGAAGATCGCCGAGGCCCAGGGGGTGACCTCCATCTATACCGTCACCACCGACAAAAATGCCGTGCTGAACTACCACGATGTGTTCCGGCGGAAGTCTGACGGGCAGACGTTCCGGGTGACCAGCAACGGAGCGGACAAGCAGACCCCGGCAAGGGCCACCTTTCAGGTGAGTCAAGTGAGCGCGGAGAGGTGGGAACTGACCACATGACCAAAGACAAGGCCCTCCATGCCTGGTTTAACCAGTTCATGACCTTCTACCCCTCCACGGCGGTGCCAGACGATGTAGTTTTCCCCTACGGAACCTATGAGGCCGTTTTTGACAGCTACACCGGCGGGGAGGTGGGGCTGACCGTCAACCTGTGGTTCTACACCGAGGGTGAGGCGACCCCCAACGCGAAGGCCCAGGAGCTTTCCCAGGCCATTGGCAGCGGCGGGAAGGTGATAGCCTGCGACGGCGGCTATATCTGGCTGAAACGGGGGTCCCCCTGGTGCCAGAGCCTCACCGACGGCACAGACCCCACCATCAAGCGGCGGTACATCAACGTGTCCGCCGAGTACCTGACCGAAAATTAAAGGAGTGAGACAATGGGTAAATTTACCGTTATCCCTAAGGATACCTTCGACGGCCTCCAGCTGAACGCTGGCGTGCTTTTGAAGAAGTTCGACCCGTCGAAGGTAGCCGCCCCGGCGGATGAGGATATCATCTGTGCCACCACCGGCGGCATCAACGCAAGCTGCGTCCCCAGCTACACCGACCAGGGGGAGGACGTGGACAACTGCCCCAACAACCTCAAGGAGTTAAAGCAGCTGAACAGCTGGGAGTGCAAGATGTCCTTCACCTCCCTGGGCACGTCTGCGGAAAATATCAGGTTGGCGCTGGGCGCGGCGGATATTGACAGCAGCAACACCTCCAAGATCACCCCGAGAAGCGACCTGTCCCAGGACGATTTCTCCGACCTGTGGTGGGTGGGCGACCGGGCCGACGATGGGTGCGTGGCAATCAAGCTGAAAAACGCCCTGTCCACCGGCGGCTTCTCCATCAAGACCTCCAAGAACGGCAAGGGGCAGGTGGCCGTGGAACTGACCGGACACGTTTCCATCAACGCCCAGAAGGAAATGCCGATGGAGTTCTATTCCATCGACCCGGAGGAGTAAACCATGAAACTCTCTGATTTCAAGGACGAAAAGGCCATCGAGGTGGTGGCGGCGCTGCTGGTGCCGATGGGCAACATTGCCAAGAACGCCGAGAACGCCGAGGCCAGGGGAAAAAGCAAATTGGAATTTGCATCTTCCATGCTGAAAAACAACGCCGCCGACGTGAAAAATATGCTGGCAATCCTCTCAGACGTGGACCCGGAGGACTACCATTGCACCGCCGCCAGCGTACTGGTGGACGTGATGCAGATGTTTAACGACCCGGAGCTGATGCAGCTTTTTGGCTTGCAGAGCGGGACAGCGGCCTCGTCTGGCTCTGCGTCGGAGAGTACAGAGGGCCAAAATCAGTAAAATCGTTTATCCGGTACGTTTCCGCCAAATTGGAGAGAGACGCAAAAGCGGAGGCGTACCGGGTGTATATGACCGACACGGTGAAATACATAGCAGAAGCTACGGCGTTCTTGTGTGGTGGGCGATACACCCAGAAACGGTATTACGATTTTATTCACCCGAAACCAGAGGAAACAAGGACAAGCGAAGAAATCGTAGACCACTTCAAAGAGAAATTGAAACGGCTGGGAGGTGAGTGAAATAGACGTTTTTGATTTAGTTGCCAAAATCACGCTGGATTCCAGCGAGTATGAGAGCAGCATGGACAGCACCAGCGACAAGACCTCCAGTTTTGGGGACAAGCTGGGCAGCAGGCTGAAAACGGCGGCGAAGGTGGGAGCGGCTGCCATTGCTACGGTGACGGCGACCACCACGGCGCTGACTGCGGCGGTGACCAAGAGCGTGTCCGAGACCGCCGCATACGGGGACGAGGTGGACAAGGCAAGCCAAAAGTTGGGGGTGTCCGCGTCCTTTTATCAGGAATGGGACGCGGTGCTCCAGCACTCCGGCACGTCCATGTCGTCCATGACCCCCACCTTTAAGACGCTGGCCAATGCGGCCCAGGACGCCACCGACGACCAGGCGGCGGCCTTTGAAAAGCTGGGCCTGAGCCTGGACGAAGTGGCGTCTATGTCCACGGAAGATCTGTTTGAAAACGTGATTGCAGGTCTCCAAAACATGGAGGAAGGGACGGAGCGGACGGCCCTGGCGACTGACCTGCTGGGCAAGGGCGCTATGGAGATGGGCGCTCTGCTGAACACGTCGGCAGAGGACACCCAGGCCATGATCGACACCGTAAACGAGCTGGGCGGCGTCATGAGCGACGATGCAGTTAAGGCGGCGGCGGCGTATCAGGACAGTTTGCAGGATATGCAGACGGCATTCTCCGGCATCTCCCGGAGCATGACCGGGGAATTTCTGCCCTCCATTACCACCGTCATGGACGGGCTGACCCAGATCTTCGCCGGGAACGGCGAGGAGGGCATCGGCCTGGTGACCGAGGGGCTGAATAGCTTTATGGACGCTTTGGACGAAACCCTCCCCAAAG